CCAACATTGACACAGCCGAGCTTAAATATACACAAAAAGAAGCTGCTACAAAAACCGGCTTTTAAAAAGGGACAAAATCTCAGAACTTTAAAATTTTGCCTCAAAAGAAAAGCTTAAATCCTAGGGCTTAAAAATTTTATAAAAAACTTAGGCTCTTCTTAGCCGCTGAAGCAACAAAAAAAAAGAGGGAGTGAAATTTGAGGTTAAGCTTTTGGTTTAACTTTGAGTTGCGCTGAGAGTATGGTTTTTAGTTTCGCTTCGCCGAATCTTTTGACGAATTCGCTAATGATTCGTGTCGTTTCAGGAGTAACCTCAAGTTTCACTGGGTTTAAGCCTGCTTTGTGCCTCAGAGAGTTTATCCGAGCGTAGAACACCCAGGTCTTCTTGTCGTTGTGCTCGAAGGGGAAACCGTGAATGATCTCGGTGGTTTCCCAAACGGTGTAACCGTGCTTTAGCAGTGTGATTGCATCTGCTTTTTGAATGTCGGTGAGCTTTCTTGCCAGCATTTTCTGCCTGACTGCCGGTGTTAATTTTTTGCGTGGCTCTTTGGTGACACCGAAGTTGTATTTTCCTATGACATTTGGTTTTTCCATTTTTTCTCCCAAGTAGGAAGAGGTTTAATGTATATATAAATTTTTAGTTTAGACTATTTAGACAAGTCAAATTGTTTAAATAAATTAAGTTTTTGTATGAACAAGTCCTGATTACACCAGCAGGTAAATTTAAAATTACCCTAGCAGGGAAATTACTAGTTTAACTGTACCACTTAAAGTAAAACTTAAAGCAGAATTTAAAATAACACCAAGAGTTTAACTAGACAGGAGAGAATTGCACTCTAAGTGCTGCTGATGGTGTTAATCAAAATTGCGCCTGGAGTTATTTGCAGAATTAAACTCGGAGTTTCGCTGAGGTTGCGGCACTAGTACTCTTACTTGCAACTTCAAAAGTTTATAGTCTCTAGCTTACAGCTTCAAAAACTTTCTCTTCTCTAGGTGATTCAGCCATCTCAGGAGTCAATTTGTCATTCCTTATGAGATCTACGTAGCCTTCATCTTTGTGCTCAACAGGATTCAGAGGATACTGAGCATTCTTAGGCCTAACAAAAATCCATATAGGCTTCTTAGTCGATGGAGAAAGTATTACTCTGAGAACAAAGCGCCCTTTTAGAGTGTTTCCATCTAGGAAGTATTCATGGAGATTTCTCCTTTGAACACCATATTTAACAGTGAATTTGTCCATTATTTTTATCCTAGCTACAGACAAGCGATGCCCACCATGCAAAGTTGGGAACAAAAGTTCTCCTTCATAAGTTAGCCAGGATTTAGGATGAGGATATTTCACAGTCACTTGACTCTTCTCTCCTTCTTCGATTCTTTCTTTGAAGACATCCCAGGAAGTCTTGCCTGCTGGAATCGGAGGATGAACAGTAAAGCCTATAAGCTCTTTGTTCTTCTCTAATCTAACGTCTATGTGATCTCTGAATTTCAGAATTATGCTGTCTGTGTTGAACTCTTTCTTTACCTCTGGCCCTGTAAACTCTACAACCAAATCATTGCCTTCCCACCAGTACGCTTTGGCTATGTAGCCTTCTCGAGCTAATATTTTTCCTTTCTTGACTTCCACTATTTTGCCAGTGGGCCAATGCCTCTGGACTACTCCTCTGCACTTTCCATTACATGGAGGTTTAAACTTGTAGTATTCTGGAGGGAGAGGTCTTCCTTCTTCTCTGATTCTAAGATACTCCTCATGGGTCAAAGTTTTAGCTTTGCTTACTCCTCTAGGCAAAGTCAGAGAAGCTAGTCTGTCTAGGACTTCTATTCGATCAGGAACATTTTTCTCGTGGACATACTCGACAACTCGAGGCTGGAAAACACCGTAGTAGTAGCAACCTGTCTCCTTGCCGTTCTTATCCAGAATAGGGTATTTGTTGACTTCTGGTGTAACAACTCTTATTATTCCTCCTACAGGAGCAGTAATCTTGGTGTTGAATGTCCTTCCTAGATAAGCATAGACTTTCTGCCCTTTAACTATGACTCCTTGAGCTTCCAGGAATGACTCCTTGGCTTCATCGAAATCTTTCATTGCAGGCAATGTTTTGCTTTCACTTTTGATTACAACTTTCCCTTTGGGAGCATACTTCTTGGCTATTTCAGCGCATCTGCCTTCATATGGGCCTGCAGCTATCATGTAGTTCCAGACTGTCTTGATTTCCTCTCCTGTGTCTTTGTGCTTTGGATGCGTCCTGTCGACTACAAGGCAGTCTATCTCTTTGTATTTCTTGAGTTTGCACCAAGCTTTGTTCTGATTTGTGGCTGTTTCTATTCTTTTGTCCCATATTATCATTGCTCCTTCTGAGCCTGGCAATTCTGAAGCCCACTTGATGGCTTTAACTAAGTCAAGCTTAGACTTTACAATTCTATAATGTTTGCCTTCCCTAAGAATCTTAAAGTGCTCTGTATCCTTTACTTTCTTCAAGATTTCTAGGCGCTCTTGGAAAGGAAGATTGACTACATCTTTACCTTTGTAGCGGTAAACATCGAATATCATAAAGCGGCATCTATCCTCTTTGTCAGGCTCGTAGTCTTTGCCGTTTACGTAGCCTATAAAGCTCGTGCGGTGTAAGGGTTCTCCATCTTCGCTGACCATTATCCCTTCAGCGTCGAAAATGCTGTCGTAAGGCAGTTTGTCAAGCTCTTTGATTATTTTCTTGAACTTGTTCTCTTTGTGGTAGCCTTCGTCTTCGCTTCTCAAAGTCTTCTCTTTAGTGTTTATTTGGATCCTCATTCCGTCTATTTTCATTACAACTTTAGCAGGGAAGGTGAAGCCTGGTATATCAGCTACTTTCTCAGGCTCAAACTCTCTCCAGTAAGGCTTGTTAGGCTTGTAGAAGCTCTTCTTCTCTATGCTTTTGCCTTTCCACTTTATTGAGCCATCAGGCAATAATTCACCGTAGTCTCCATCTTCAGCTATGTAGACTTTATCTGGGTCTTCATAGTAGCCTTTGCTCCTAGCTATGATTCTCAGAGTCTCTTTGGCTTCCTCATGAGTTTGGTATAAGTGGCCTACATGAGTGAACTTTACATGCTTTACTCCTGCTTTGCTGCACATTTTTACTTGGTTAACCATTGACATGTGCCCTACTTTCTCAGGCCTTTTAATGTCCACTTTCATGCATGAGCCGTCTCCTATGTACAAGTCAATCTTGTAGTCCTTGAAAGGATTGCCTCCTTTCCAGGCTAAAAAGTCAGGGTTGTAGAGCATCCGCTCATCTATGAGAATGGCTGCACATGGAGCAGTCTTCGAGTGGTAGACAGGGAAGAAGCGGAAAGTGTGCCCTTGAACGGTGAATCTGCTTCTGCTTTGATGCTTAAGCACTCTTAATCTTTTATCTAAAGATTTAACAGGCTTTGAGATTTCAAGGGAGCCTTTCCATACATGTATAGGAATCCTGTTCTTGATTAAGTACTCTTTGAACGAGCTCTCTTGTCCTTCCCAGAGAGCTCCAGCATGGTCTGGATGCAAATGAGTCAAGAGAACAGCTTTAGGCTTTATTTTGCTGTCCTTCCAATCTAAGCCGCATCCGTCTATGAGTATTGAATTGTCTATGAGCAAGCCTGAATGCTTCCTCTTTAGGTTAACTGGATCTTTGCACCAATCTGCTCTGCAAGGCTCTCCAGATGTAAGCTTAGGAGGAAACTCTACATCTCCTTTTGTGCCTATAAATTCGAAATGTATTGAGCTTGAGCTTTTCTTCACCATTTTATCTGTAAGAGTAAAGAAGACTTGTGGTCCTTTAGGCAAGCCTAGGAAAGTCCAAGGCTCCTTGAATTTCTCGAATCTAAATGAGTAAGCATAGAATTTCTTAGCTTTAGGCCACCACTTCTTCCTCTCTTCTTCTGTTACTCTATGCAAGGCTCTGAGCTCCTTGAATTCCTTTAGCGATATAGGAGTGATGCTGAGCAAGATTACTTTGCCCCAGACTTTTCCGTCTCCAGCTAAGTACAAAGGCTTCTTTAGCATGTTTGGATAAGGCTTCTTTGTCACCCAGAGAGTTTTTGTTCCATTGTAGACTTCTTTTGCATGGCTAATTAAGTAAACTGCATTTGCTTTAAGGATATGTCCTAATTCAGACATATTCTTTTTAACCGGGACAACATCGCTGAATTGCCTTGCATACCTTTCTATAGGATGGCCAGTAGGCTTTGGGATTTTAAGCCCTCTCCTCTTCATTTCCTCAAGTATAAGTATGTAATATTTAGCATGCTCTTCTAAGCTGGCTTTGAGGCCTTTCTTAGGGTCTTTAAGCTTCTGAGCAAAGCTGTGCCTTAGAAGCATATACTCAAAGTACAAGCGCTTATTTCCCTTGTCTCCTTTTGGGAATCTAGATGGAGGAACATCAAAGCGGACTTTAATCAACGCTTCTCACCTACTTTGATTAGTTTGCCTCGCTTCCTCTTGTATTTGCTTTGGTATTCCTCCCAGACTCTCTCTATGAGTTTTTCTTTAGCTCGCTTAAGCTCATCTGTCTTAATTGGGTGAGTAGGCAGAGTAGGCTTCTGCTTGTCCATTTCCTTTTGGATTTTAATTATAAGCTCTTTCTTAGTTGCTGTATGCTCTAAGACAGGCTTAGGAGCTATATAGCCACATCTGGTGCAGACCAAGTATGGCACACCGAAGACTGTTTTAGTAACGAATTTGTGGAAGCCCATTTCGCACATTATCGAGCGTCTGCCTTGAGGTATAACCCATAATCCGCTAGGCAATATGTATGGAGGCTCTCTCCAGTGCTCACGCTTAACCGGGTACCTAACTGTGCTCATTATTTACAATCTCCGTTAAGAGCTTGTCGAATTTAGCGTAGAGAGCTTCCTTCTTGTCTAATCTGAGATTGGCTCTGCTTAGTGCTCTGAACAGCTTTGCTCTGGCATCGTGGAGTATATCGCTTAATTTGCCTTTGCCTTCATGGCTTCTTTGTCTGGCTTCTTCTAAGATGTCAAGTAAGCGCTCCGAGAGCCTCTCTGAAAACGTTGAAGCTAAGACTTCTTCTCCTGTATACGGCGATATCTCTACTGGAGTCACAAACTCTCTGCTTACTCTCCTAGGAGCCACTCCAGGCTCCACATTGGGTAAGCCTACTCGGCTTTTATTCTCTTCTAGAGCTTCTGCTTCTCCCCATATAGTCAAGACTCCATCTTGGAATTTAACGTTGAAGCCTGCATTCCTGGCTGTTACTGCAGCAGCCATAGTCTGGTGTAGAACTTCTGCATCTCTGAGTTTGTCTTTAGACTCTAGAGGGTTAAACACCCACTTCCAGTCTGTTATACCAAATAAAGGCAGTAATTCATTGTTCAAAGTCTCTTCTATTAAGCGCTGGTACTCTTGAGCTGTTTCACGCTTAACTTCTATTTTAGTTCTCACTTCTCTGGTTGAGCCTCTCTTCCTTGTGCTTATAGTAGTGTCTAAGCCATACACGCTGTCTACAGCATTCATGTAGAGCTGGTAGTATTCTAGAGTCTGCTTGGCTTCTTCTTCGTCTATGAATGGTATTTTTACAGGCTTATCTCCTTCTTCTAAGCCTACGAATATTAGAGCTGTTCTCTTCTTAGATTCGTATTCACCGGTCTCTAAATCTCTTTGAGTAAGCTCTTCACGCTCAGCTTTTACGTCTTGGAGTATTTGTCCTACACGGTCTTGATCCAAGCCTGGAAATACCAATAATCCGCCTATTTTTCCTTCTGTGTGCACTTCAAGCTGGTAGTCATCTATAGCATTCAAAGTTTCTAGGATTTTAACTAGCGATATAAGCTTTGAGTTGCCGAATAATTCTGGAGGCAATCTGGACATTGAGCCGTGAACTATTTCATTTCTGCCGAATCTGGCTACCACTTTGCCAGCTACTTCTTGAACGTAGCAAGTTTGAACCATTATTTCTCCGCATATAGGGCACTTGAAAATCTTAGATTCTTGAACTCTGGGTGATTCCTGCCTTATGTCCCACACCAAGTCTTGGCCTTTGTATTTCTCGCTGTAGTAGCACTTGGGGCAGAAATACTGGTAGCCTCCTAGATAGCCTCGCTCATCTCCTATTGGGAATATGTAGCCTGGATGCTCAACGTGCGCTTCTTCAGCTATGTACTTAGGCTTGTCATTCTCAGCTATATTTTTGTACACGATGCTCCAGTAGAAATCGTCTGTAGCAAGCAAGTAAAACAGTGTTGACCTTATGAATTCATAGAAAGTACGGTCTGGGGAAGGCTTTGTAGTTAAGAGCTCTAAACGCTTCTTTTGAGCCGGGTTTGGTTCTCTGAGGTACTTTTTAACTTTGCATATTGGGCATTTATCAACTACACTTTGGAATTCGGTTCCGCATTTCTCGCATTTCATTCTGAATCTAGGCTCTACGTGTCCCCAATTCCTTGTGCATTCTCTGATTATAGCGTTGAAAACTCTCCTTAGAACCCAGCTGTTCCTGGCCCACTCTACCAGAGTAACGTAGTCTACTCGTGGACGTCTAAGCTTGGGCTCAGTGTCCCAAACATATTGAGGTATAGCACTTCTGCGTCGCTTGCTTATTAAATTCTCTTTGCCCAAAGCTTTCGCTATAACCTTAACTATTTTAGCTCTTAGAGAATCGTCTTCTGAAGGTTTCTCTTTTAAGCTAGGAGCTAATGAGTGCTTCATGTGCAGCCCATGAAAATACAGCTTTGAATATTTATTATCATTATGTCTAAAGCTTACCGGCTACTCCTGCTCGGCCGCGCTTCTTGATGGCCCAATAAGCTATAGCTAAAGCTTGAGCATAGTCATCTTTGCCTTCTGATTTAACAGTGATATGCTCACCTTTAATTTTGAAGCTTAGAAGTCTGAGCTGGGATATGAGCTTTAACTCGCTGGCTGGTATAACAAGCTTGTTGTTTACAGCTGCATCTCTGAGGTGAGTAAAAGCATCGAACCATATTTTAGCTGAGGGAATAAAGTACTTTACTTTCCTTGATCCTAAGTCTTTCCTTAATTCATCTGAGGGAGGAATGCCTAAGCCCATTCTCTCTACCATTAAGCATTTAAAGTCGTAAATGTTGTCTGCAGCTTTGATCCAAGCTAATTGCTCAGGGAAAGCTTTGCGCATTCCTTGAATGTACTCTACTCTAGCAAACTTTTCTTTAGGATCATAAGACAATATAACTACTACTGTGTAAGAGCCTGTTCTGCCCCAATCTATTCCAGCATAGTATTGCTTCTTGCTGTCTACTATGCCGAACCTGGTTTCGTAGTCTTCCTTCATCATCTCTATAATTTGCTGAGTAAACAAAGCTCCTTCTACATCTAAGAATTGAGCCATGTGCTCTTGGAGGAACACATCGTGGCTCATTAGTCTCCTGTTCATTTCAAGCTGCTCTCTGCTGTAGTACTTGTTAACCTCTGTAGGGAGCTGTATCCTGTAAAATTTAGCTTTAGGATCATCCATATCTGGGCTGCTGTCTTGATAGGCTTTCCAAAAGTAGCCTTGCTGTCCACCCGGAACTCCTATAATGCTTAAATGGCCTTTAGTTTCATGGCTGCCTAGCATAGGTAAGAGAACATTCTCAAAGACATGCTCAGGGATTTCAGCTGCTTCATTACAGAATATGAAGTCAATGTGGTGCTTTCCTTTAATAAAGCTTGTAGCTCCATACGTGAAAACTACAGAGCTATTGGTTAATCTGAATTCTTCCTCTATGAACTTCTCTATAGAGTCATAAAGAACACCAGAAGTCTGGAACAATAAGGCTAAATTCTCATGGATAAAAGTCTTTACTTGCCTCTGAGCAGGGCATATCACTATTGCTCTGGTTCCAGGATTGACAGTCATATACCATGTTAGAAAAACAGCTAGGGTAAAGTCTTTGCCTCCTCCTCTGCCTATAGGGTAGACTGTAGGTTTAGGACCTAGCCAACCTTCTATAATTTTAAGCTGGTAGTCCTGGAGTTCAATGGGCTTACCTTTCCACACTAAGCATTGCCTAGCGAATTCTGCACAAGCTTCAGGAGTCCTCTCTGTGAATTTCTCTAAGTCTTTAGCTGTGAAGTGCTTCTTCTCGCTCATGTCTTCTAAGTGCTTTCCTTTGAACAGCATTATTCGTTTAGCTAAATCGCTGTCTAGATACTTGTCTTCTTCGCGGAATACAAGCTCTCTCTTGCGCCTAGGCTTCCACAAGTCTTTGTGCATTGAAAGCCAGCCTATGCTCACTTTGAATCCGTGCTTTTTTACAAAATCGTACGCTTGCTCCAGAGTCATGTCTCTGGTTCTCATAAGTTTCAGAAGCCATTTGGGCAGTGTAACTTTTTTAGGCATTTCTATCGAAGCTTCATTTGAAACTTCAAATATTAATGTATTACTCTCATAAACTAAGTGTTTAATAAGCAACTTCGAGATATGAGTTGTATAAACTTGTTTGGATAATTCTGTATATGTACAAATATGTACGAATAAACTTAATTTAGTCTAAATAAGTCCAAACAAGTTTGGACAATACAGCAATATTTAGCTTGACTAAGAAAAGTTTATAAATCTAGCAATGATAGAATTAACTGTGATCCTATGCAAGCTCAGTGCAAAGCTCCATTCTCCTTATGGTGCGAAATAAGCAAAGTAGATGAAGAGAAGCATGTTATTGGAGGCTATGCTTCAGTAGACATAGTTGATGAGCAGAGAGACAAAATACCCTTGGAGACTCTGAAGGAAGCATGGGAGCATTTTACTAAAGATTTAGATTACGCTCACGTTCACGTTATGCATTCCAATATCCCTGTGGGCCGAGTTCTCCTTGAATACACTGATTCCCAAGGGAAAAAGTACAAGTCTGGAGTGGACGATAAAGGCTTGTTTATTCTAGCTGAAATAAGGCAAGATATCAAGAAAGGCAGGGAGACTTGGAAGCTTATACAGGAAGGTAAGCTTAGAGGCTTCTCGATAGCTGGAGAAGTTTTAGCTTCTACGTATGTCCATAACGGCCGCTCTTACAATAGAATAGACAAACTTGAGCTTCATGAGATAAGCGTTGTAGACCGACCAGCTAATAAACTTTGTTTGTTTACAGTTATGAAAGCACTGAGGAAAGGAGGATATGTTTTCAGAGACAATCTTTTAGATGCATTGCCAGACGGAATAGTTCTTACTAGAGGCATAGTAAGATTAGTGGGCAGAAATGCAGAACTGGGTTATGGTCATGACTACGACATTAAGGCTCCTACTACTCAGGAATGGCTAGGCAGAGCTATACAAACTAGAATTCACAATGAGCTCAGGAGAAAAGGGAGAATGGACATTTGGAATTCTATGGAGTGGATAACAGATGAAGGAGAGTATTCTTACACTGATTATTTAGATTTGTATGATTTGGTACTGTTACGGAGCAAGCAAAGCAATCCTGAACGCTTGCTCCTAACCGAAGAAGAGAGGAAAGGTGGCGTTGCCTCTCTTCCCGTAGATAAAGCGCCATATATAGTGAGAAAGGTGGAAGATTTGAGCGAAGAAGAAATCACCATGGAGAAAGTCTTGGAGCTTGTAGCAGATCTAGGCAAGCGCTTAGATGCTCTGGAAGAGCAAATAGCAGAGAAGAAAAAGAAACCTAAAGCCTACAAGAAGCCTAAAGCCTACAAAGAGAAAGCAGAGTCTGGTGAACCAAGCGATTTCGAGAAAGCTCTAGAGATTTTAGCTGAAAAAGGAATTATCAAAGGAGAATATCAACAGTGCATGTCCAGATGCTTAAAGAGCGGCAAAAGCTTCAAGGAATGCGTTAAGGAATGCAAAGCTAAAGCTAAGAAAAGTGAAGATGAAGACTTAGAAGAGAAAGCGAAGAAAAAGCCTAAAGCTTACAAAGAGCCATATCCAGAAAAGAAAAAACCCAAGGCATACAAAGAACCTGAAGAAGAAGAGAAAGCTAAGAAACCTAAAGACGAAGAAGAGGAAGAAGAGAAGCCGTACAAAGAGCCTTACCCCGAGAAAGACCTCAAAGGAATGATTGAGAGAGCTATAGAAGATGCTTTGAACAAGCGCTTAGGAGGAACAACCGAAGTGAAGAAGTCTGTTGCTCCTGCCAAGGAAGTCAAGAAAAGCTTGATGGACATACCATTAGAGGAACTGTACAAGATTCCTTTCTCGAAGATAAGGAAAGGTGAGTTATGATGGTGCACGTACAAGAGCGTATAGACGATCCTGAAAAGAATCTCAGAGAATTACGAGAGCTAGAGAGAAAATTCTACGGCTCGCCTATAATAAGGAAAGCGGATGCTGACGTTACTCCTGCTACTCCAGCTTACACAACTGCTCCTGACTGGGTTCAGCCTCTCTTTGGCCGCAAAGTCTGGAGCTTCCTTAACTACGAGAAAAACGTCTTTGCTATCCTGCCTAAAGAAGTCTGGAAGCAAAGCGGTTGGAGGCTCTTGACTGCTGCTGGACAATCTTGGGCTCACTCTGGAGCTGAATTAGCTGGAGGCATTTCACGAGGAGGAGCTCTGCCTGACACTATAGCTCCTACTATAGTAGTGAATGCTACTCAGCCTAAAGAAGTCATACATACATGGGGCACTGAAGAAATCTATGAGTTTATGTCTAGCATAGACGATTCAGTAGAGATTATTCCTCTCATGAGAGAGGAACTGGGCAAGGAGCACGCTGCCATAATAAACACAATGCTTGTTCAGTCCGTTGAGTATTTAGCTGGGAATGCTTCTGGAAATTGGGCTGGGACCGACAACTTTGAAACTCTGGACAGAATCATAGCTAGCGATGCAGAAGAAGATGCTGTAGGAGGAAGCCACGATCATTTCTATGATCCATGGAAGAAATACGGAATCTTAGACATCGACAGAGATTCAGGAACTACATACGATGCTGTAGTGAAAGCTCCTGGGGGAACTCTAGGCACCGATGGCGACTTAACTTTATGGGCCATCGAGGAAGTCTGGAGGACGATCATTGAAGCTGGAGGAAAGCCTGATGTGATACTTACAGGAGCAGACTTTGTCACTGCTTTATCAGAGATTTTGGAGCCTGAGCGCAGATTCATAGGAGAAGCCAAGGTTATGCCTCAATACGGCGGAGTAAGAGGCATAGCTGCAGGAGTCGAAGCAGGATTCAGCGTAGCCACTTTCAGAGGAATACCTATAATTACGACTGCAGCTATGAGATGCACTGATTCGAGCTACGGTGACACCATAAGCAAAGCAATGTTCTTGGACACTGAGTACTTGTCCTTTAAGGTTGCTGCTCCAACAAGGTACATGGAGACTAAGAGAGACTATACGAGCTATGTAGCTCAAGACAAGCTGAGAATCGAAGGAGCATACTTGACTGTAGGCGAGCTTATCTGCTACAGGTTCAACGTCCAAGGAAAGCTCCGAGACATAAAGTAAACTTGAATTGGGAGGCTTAAGCCGATGATCTTCCCAATTAAATAGAGGAGGAGTGTAAATGGCATTTAGTTCAACCATCTTGGGCAGAACTGTCTTCGGCAATAAAGTAGTCACTTGGGGCACATTCACCAATGGAGCTACTGACAGTGGAGGGGACATAAATACAGGCTTGAAAGTCTGCGAATTCATTGTCTTGCAGCATAAAGGAAACTCAGTTGTTTCTGATGCTCCTGTAGTCAATGAAACTTTGCCTTGCGACGGCAGCGCTGTTACTATTGTGACTGCTCAAGGAGAAGACGGTTACTGGTTTGCATTTGGTCATGAATGATATGTCTAAAAGAGGACATATTGCTGGTGCTTTAATTGAGCGAAGAAAAAAAGAAGAATAATCCCATGCCAAGCTGGGCTGTAACGCTGAACAACAGGCTCACCAAAGTAGAAACTGAAATGAAATGGCTTAAGAGAGGCTACTGGCTTCAAACCCTCTTGGGAGCAGGAACGTTTTTAAGCGTTCTTGCTTTAATACTACATCTTGTGGTGTCTTAATTGGCTGTAGGCAAAAAAGAAAGAGTAACTAAAAGCATTAGCGGCACAGTCAACGAAACAACTGCTATAATAGCTCGAGTTCTCAATTATGCCAGAATAACAGTCTTTGGAAAGGTGACAATCACTGGAACTTACACAGTGAACATAAAAGTCTATGGAACTTACGACGCTGATGCTTCAAGCCCTGTGTGGAAGCAGATAGGGAGCACTCAGCAGTTCACTTCTACAGGCTTGTTGGAGCCTGAAGACATCGTTGAGTGCTGGGATGCTATTAAAGTGACTTACGACGGAAGCGGAGACGGCTCTGCAGTTGTAGACTTAGCAGTGAACAGGAAGAGGCATTAATGTCAGTCAGAGTAGAAGTAAAAGGCTTATATGAAGCAATTTTGTTAATCGAGAGGGTAAGCCGTATAGCTCGAATACACTGGCCCAACCGAGTTTTAGACAATTTAGCTAAGCATGCAGAGCAGAAAATGAAAAAGCTTGTGCCTAAGAAAACAGGGAGATTAAGAAGATCTATTAAAGTTGAGAGTTTACCTGATGCAAGGAAGATAATCGCTGACGCTCCTTATGCTCGAATAGTGAATGACGGAGCTCGACCACATTACATTTACCCAAAGAACAAGAGAGCTTTGGCTTTCTTTAAAGAAGGAAAGTGGGTTGTCAAAGCTCGAGTCCACCATCCAGGCTTTATGGGCTACGACTTCTTAGAGAACACAATGAATTACGTCTATGACAACATGTATGATTGGCTCTTAGAAGAAATTGATTTAGGTGAAGCCTAATGGGCAAATACACTGACGAGAAGAAAATTGAGGATCTTGCTCAGATGGAAATCACTGATTCTACGAGGCCTTCATCTCAGCAAGTTGACAGCTGGATAGAAGAAGTTGACAAAGAAATAGACTCGAAAAAGTTAGGCTGGGATGACAATGCTAATCCTGGAGACGGATACTCAGCCAGCAACGTTTACTTGAGTGTTCCTAAAATAAGGATAGGCTTACGTCCATTAACCAGATTCAAAATGCTATGTAAAGGAATCAACCCTGAGCAGCTCAGGAAAGGAGTTGTAATACCTATCCAGGAAAATCAATATTATCCTATTATACCAGGAAAAACCGTAACTTTGTACAGGAGGACAAGCTCCCTCGCTGACACTCCAGAATGGAAAGAGCTGATTAGAGGCTATTATGCAGGCTGGGATGAAAGTGCAGACAGCGACTTCATGGTTTTGACTATTAAAGGGAGAGCCGGACAGGAGCATGGAGTAGCATTCTTTATCTACAGCGGTGTCCCTTTGAAGACAGGCCCAGCTTCTTTGAAAGCTTCATACTCATACGGCTGGAATCTTCCCCAAGAGATTTTGAATCGTTATGCTACACTTAAAGTGGGAATGAGAGTTTTGGAAGCTGCAGTAGAAAGCGGCGAGCCTGCTCGTTTAGGCTCTTTTGTAGGAGGAGACTTCCAAACTTTTGTTAATACTCAGATTTCTGAAACTCTGAGAAGATGGAAAGAGGAAATCTCAGAGATAGAGAAGAAGTTCTTCCCTAGGCCTGCTCGAGCCAAAGTCCTCTGGATTTAGAAAAGTTTTAATAATTCTGGCTCTGAATTCTATACGTGAGTCGGTGAGTAAGTTGGGGAGCGGAGAGAGTAAAAACGCTATTCTAGATGCTTTAGTAACAAAGCTCAAGGAAATCGACGAATTCGAGGAGCATGTTTTCAAAGGCTACAGAAAGCATTTGCCTTACAACAGAAGCATTTTAGTGCACTTGAGGCGAGACGTTATAGCTCCGGAGAGTACAGCTGAGAATCTACATAATTTAGAGTTTAACTTGCTAGTCAGAGTTAAAGCAGACATTCAAAGCAATGCTGAAGTGGAAATCGAAAGCTTCATATCCTTGGTTGGCTTGGTAGAAGACAAGCTTGATGAGAATTCTTACAATCCTGGAGTCTGGGAAGACTTAGCTGTTAACCAAATAATCTACACATTCGGAGCAGCTGAAACCTTCGTTTACTACAATGCTATGATCCGGCTCACAATAAAAGCTCAGTGGTGATGAACATGAGCAAGAGAACATATCAGAGAGTAATAGCCCTAAGTGAAGAAGCTTGGAAAGCTTTGCAGAATATAATGAAGGAGAGAGGCTTCCCTGATAAGCCGGTCAATGAGAGCGAAGTAATCTGCGAAGCTATACTGAATATGTCTAAAAGTGGACATATCAAAATTAAAAGCAAGGAGGAGAAGGAGAAGTAATGTCAGCCAGATGGATAGACATAGGAGAAGAAAGCACATACGGCACAGCACCAGCTGAAATGGACAAAAGCTTGTCTTACATAGATTTAGACTTTACTCCAGACCAAGGGAGACTAATAGACTTAGAATCAGCATACGTAATGAAGCCAATATCAATCTTAGGCCCATTTGTAGGGACAGGGAGAATAGTGCAATATGCCAGACCTCATGCCATAGGCTATTTCCTTAAGTGGGCTCTAGGCTCAGTAGCTACGAGTCAAGTAGGCTCATCAGAGATGTACCAGCATGAATTTGCTTTGGACTTAAGCAGCATCAAGTCGTTCACTGTCCAGGACAACAGAGACATCTCAGACAAAGCATTGCAGTATTTAGGCTGCTTAATCAAGACTTTGACTCTGGAAGCTCCGGCTAGAGAGCGAGTTACTTTGGAAGCTGAAATCCAATACCGATGGGAGAAAGAAGTAGAGAAATCCTCAATGCTAACTTTAGATTCTGTACGCCCGTTTGTGTTCCACGATGCCAGCATAACCAGCTCAGGTGGTTTGACAGTAAGCAACATCGAAGCTTTTAGATTCCAAATTGCACATAGCCGACCCGACGACATACATGAAGCTGGAAGCAGGAAACTGCCTGAGATCTACTTTGAAAGTTCAGAATGGACTCTGGAATTCGATTTGAAGTGGAAGTCTTGGGCTGCAAGAAAGAATTTCTGGGCTGCAGAGAGCAGCGATACAGAGCCTGCAGACGAAGAGAAAGAATTCGACGTGACTATAACTTTGACTGGTGCTCCTACAGAGATTACAGACAAGCCTAACTATGAGCTTGCAATAAGCTTGCCTAAATGCGTAGTCAAGGAGAACCCCGCTTCGGTGAGTAGACGAGACAGATTGACTCAGCGCTTAGTTCTCGAAGTATTGCACGACTCGAACAATAAAATAACTTTGTACAACAAAGATTCTGCTTACTAGAGGTGAACAAATTGGAGTACACAACAGCTGAAGAATACTTAGCTGGAAAAGTAAAGAAAGTGACTCTGCCCTCCATAACTGCTACAGGCGAGCATCCGGTCTTCGTAATAAGGAAGATTCCCCCTAAAGCAGCACTACAGCTTGCAGGCTTGCTTGAGCTTCCAGAAGACGTGGACTTGGAGAACATAAATGAAGCTCTGAGCACAATAAATGTGAGAGAGAAGCTTCCAGAGCTTATAGACATAGTGATACCGGCTTGCGTAGTGAAGCCTAAAATTAAACTTGAGAAAAAGCACGAAGAATGCCCGAAATGCTTGTGCATAGACGACTTGGAGATAGAAGACTTAGTAGCTTTGTTCGAAGAGATACTGGAATTCAACGGTTTAACTGCTAAAGGCATAAAGAAACGGCAGAAATTTCGCAGAGAATCCTCTGGCTCAATTGGCCGGGGCTCTCGCTCTAAGGATAGGAAAAAGGCCAACTGAGCTCTTGGAAATCAACGAGTCTCCACTGGAGAATTTGCTCTTAGATGCTGCTATAATAGCTCAAATAACAGCTGAAGAGGAGGAGCCTGAAAGCTTAAAAGAGGAGATTAAGAGGAAAAGAAGGAGACTATGGGCTAAGAAATGTCAGCTAGAGAAGCTAGAATACAGCTGATACTCGAATGGCTCGAGAAGCATCCTGGAGTAGCCAGCAGAGTAGAGGACAAACTGAGAAGCTTGATAGGAGTCTATGGGAATGCTTCTAGAAGAATTAAAGAAGTGATAACCGACAAAGAGCGTTTAGAGAAAGCTCTGAACATAGCCAAGCAATTATTTGCTGAGGAGAAAGCAAGGCTTGTTCCGTCTACGAGGAGCCATCAATTCTTCTCTGAGGTAATTAGGAGACTAACCGAAGATGAAGCCAGAGCAGCTAAAAGCCATGTAACGCTAAGCCAGAGAGTTGGACGCTTAGGCAGAGCTTTAACTCGTGCAGGCTACCGCCTAGGCTGGTTTGCTTTCAGGACTATAGTTGTAGGGAGGATACTGCTTAACTGGATGCTCAGGCCTATAAGGAAAGGCTTAGGGACTTTGCTGCGCTGGGAGCAATCCGTAGAAGCTGCAGCTTCAGCTATGGGCTTACTTTATGCTTCAGGCCTGCTTACAGCTGAATCTCAAGGACGCTTGGAAGAAGCTATAGGGAAAGTCTCTGAAGCCGGAATAGCAGTTCAAGGAACTATGCAGAATCTGCAAGCCACTATAGCTCTGATAGCAGCTGAAGCTATAGAGCCTTTGCTTCCTTATGTTAACCAGCTTGTAGATGCTCTCTACGAAGTCTGGGAAAGTGTAAAAGATAAAGTTATTCCTGTATTAACTGACTTTGCTCGAGACGTTGTTCCTACAGTAATGTCGATTCTCAGAGATGTAGGCCCGGAATTCATTAAAGCTTTCGTAGATGGTGTACGTGTGGCAGTTCCTATGATTCTAAGCTTGATTAAAGCTTTGCAGCCTTTGATTCCTTTAGCTGCTAAAATCATAGGCTTCCTCATGCCTTTTGCACCTCTAATGATTGCTGTAGGAACTGCAGCTTACATGTTAAGCCCAATACTTACAGGCCTAGGTTCTATTTTGCAGCTTGTAGCTATGAACAGCATGCTTGCAGCTACCACTGGAACTGGGCTTATAGGAACATTAGGAGGCTTGCTAGGAGCTTTGACTCCGCTGTTGCCTGTTATAGCAGCTGTTGCAGGAGCAATTATTGGAATAATCTTAATTATTCAGCATTGGGGCGAAATAGTAGCATTCTTTCAAGGAGTATGGGAAGGCTTAATATCTGCTTTGCAGCCTATAATGCCTGTGCTTCAAGAGATAGGAGAATTCTTCTATAACATAGGAAGAATAGTCTATGAGCTTATCAGAATCTTAGTTGCTGGGCTTATCATAGGCTTCCAGAAGCTCTGGGACGTTCTTTCACCTATAATAATGCCTATGCTCGAAAGGCTGTATGAGATTTTCATGGCGGTAAAGAGAGCTATCGAGTGGGTTGCAGGAATCATCTGGAATGCTTTGAAACCTGTCTTAGATTGGTTTGTTGGAGCATTGGAGACTATAAACAATGTTTTAGGCGGAGTAGCTGACTTCCTAGGAGGAGTTGCAAATGCTCTTATGGGCTTGTGCTTTAAGCATGCTACTCCTCATGTAGTAAAAATGACTAAAGCTCTGAGGGACTTCAACAAAGAAATAGCCAAAACTACAGGGGAAACATTTGAATTAGGCGGAGAACTTAGAACTATTAAAAGTCCTGTTGGCACAGCATCGAGAGGAATTGAAAGCAGCTCAAGCTATTCAGTCGTTTACGTTACATTTAACGTTGAACGCTTAGCTTCAGATGTGGACAAAGAAGAGCTCATAGATGACGTAAGCAAAGCTGTAGCTGAAGCTTCAAGAAGGAGGAGGTTTTAATGAAGTTTAGCTGGGATTCAACAGTAATAACTTGGCCTAGAAACCCTAAAAGCATAGTGCTAAAATCTACAAGTATAACTAAATCATTAACTAAGCCTGGTAGTAAAGCTATGCTGCTTAGCTACGGGAAGAAACCAGACGTACTGACTCTGGAAGGCTTACTATATGAAAAAGGCAAGACAGCTTCTTATTTGATTTCAACGTATATTTCTCCTATGCTAAGTAGAGTCTACAAAGAAGTGACCATTTCTGAACTTGAAAGCAACATAAATGGTGCATGGATTCTGGCTTCTTTCCTATACAGGAAGATAGGTGGATATCCAAATGTTTACACGTACAAGATGGAATTCTATAAGGGATCAGAGCATCACGTGATGGAATAATGTGGAAAATAGAATATTATACAGGAACAGAATGGATCGAGAAAAGTGATGCAGTATTCAAGAAGATACACCAAGAGCTGAATGGGCATGAAGAATGCTTGTTCATTCTGCCTAATACAAGCAGCAACAGAACTTTTGTTTCTTCAGATAAGAAAATAAGGATCCTCTACGGCAGCGAAGCAGTTTTTGAAGGCTTATTGGTAGGAGCAGAATACAATGAAGACTTATTGGTTTGCTTTGCTTACCCTGAAGCTTACGTTAAAATGGATTCTAAAATTATACCGTCAAGCTCATCTCATCAAGTTGAATATGTAGGAGAGACAATATCTAATGTGCTTCAAGCTATTTGCGATGAAGCTGGAGTTCAGAAAGGAGAGTGCCCATCTGGAACTGTTTCTGTTCGCTTTGTAAGGAGTAACTGCTTGAAAGCAGCACAATTCTTAGCTGACGCTGTAAACAAAGATTTCTGGGCAGACTGGGATGCTTCACTCAACCCTAGATTCAATATAGGGACCAGACAAGAGCACACAAACATTTCTGTTGAGCCTCTTGAGTGGCCTAAACGAACTGTGGACAGGAGCCAAAAGATAACCAAAGTTATTATTCGGAGTGTGGACAAAGACGGTAACTACATTGAAGGCAGCGCTGGAACAGGAGACAATATAGCTGTATTCACAGAGAAGGGAGCAATGGATATTGACACTTTGAACACATTGGCTCAAAAGAAGCTTGATGAATTAAACACAGAATCCAGCGGAGTAACTTTGCCTCTAAAAGTGATCCAAGGCTACAATCTTTACCCTGGAGACACTGTTAAGCTCAATAAACCTGAATTAGGCTGGGAAGGAGAAGTCACTTACCGAGTTCTAGCTATAACTAAAACTATTGACAAAGTGAAAATTGAAGTTGAAAAGAAAGTTAAAACAGTGGATCAAGAACTTAACTGGTTCAAGAAATACGAGGAATACGGAATATACTTGGAAGCAACAATCATTATAGAAGATGAACTTGCAAATCGGCCACCAGCAGGTGAGAAAGGGAGGCTGTTCCATGCAACCGACACAGGTGAGTGGTACTACGATAATGGCACGGCTTGGGAGCTTGCCGACACAGTGTATGAGTCTACTGATGTGACGGTGCTTTCGGTCAGCACTGGAATAGTGCTTGTCGATACAGCCACAGGGCTGACAATTAATGTGCAAGGAACAGGCTTGACTGTAAATGAAAGCGCTACAGGCATCACAATAAATGGAAATACGACTGGCGTGTCGATATATGATGCTTCAACTGGATTGTCTGTGGATTTGAGTGGCACTGACATTTCAGTTTCATACTCGCCCACTGGCATAACGATTAATGGAAACACGACTGGTGTGTCAATTCAGAATGCTTCGACTGGCTTGTCTGTACAGTTAAGCGGAACTGACATTTCAGTTTCGTACTCAACTACAGGCATAACCATAAACACAGCAACAACAGGGCTGATAATTAACAAACGTGGAACTTCAGTGACGGTCATCAACAACTACACAGGTGAGAGCATTCAGTTGAGTGGAACTGGCATCACGATTCAAGGCACGGAGACTGGCATCGTCGTTACTCAAGCGACAACTGGATTGACAGTGATAAGCACGTCCACTGGCTTGACGGTTGTCAAGAACACTTCTGATGTGTCAGTCAACTCGAACACAACTGGAGCCACAGCCCTGTCTGGTTATATGGACAGACAATATGGCTACATAACAGGTGCGTCTAACAAGCACGTTGGCGATACTGCCCCTCCGACCGAAATTTGTTCAGGAACTGTGCCGACTGTGTCAAATGCGATAAACTTATGTTTAATTCGTGTGCGGATATATCAAGGTTATTCTCAGCCTGCTGGTGGCTGGATGAATGGCAGTGCATATCTGTATGTTGGAGGTGCATTGAGTCAGCAGTTCAGATTTAGAATACGGGACGGCAAAATTGAATACTGGAACCACTATGTGATGCTCCCAGAAAATTTGAGTGGCAAGACAATTGCCGTGGATGCAATTGCTGACGATGGCCAATGGAGCTACCTTGGATGCGACGTGTACTGGTACCAGTTCAAGAAGCATTCACATGCAATTACAGGCACTTCCCATGCACACGGTGTCACAGAACCTAACAGTGGCCAAGGACACAACCATAGCGTGAACGACCCAAGCCACTCACACTCGACAAATGAAGGCACAGGGCATAGCCATCCAACAGATGAGACAGCACACTCACACGGCGTCACAGAACCCAATGCTGGGCAAGGACACTCACACGGCATAGACGACCCTGGGCATGGCCACAGCGTCAATGACCCTAAGCACTCGCACAGTACGACGGATAGTGGACACTACCACGGTGTCAATGAAGGCTATGGGCACCAACACGGCGTCTACGACCCTCAGCACGGCCATACAGTGTCGGACCCAGGCCATGTACACAGTGTGACAGATAGTGGGCATGACCATAGCATAACAGAGCCGAATGCAGGCTCTGGACATCAGCACGGCGTAAACGACCCACAACATGACCACCCGGTATCAGACCCAGGCCATGGACATGGAGTGTCAGACTCTGGGCACACACATACAACCACTGACACAGGTCACGACCATCCGGTGACAGACCCGCAGCACTCGCATTCTGTGTCAGACCCTGGTCATGCACACGATGTGGATGACCCTGGGCATTCGCACAGCGTGGACGATCCTAAACACAAACATAAGGTGTATTCGTCATAAATAAAAAGGAGGTGGGTAATTTGGCAAAGAAAGAAGAGAATATTGAAATACTAGATGTATGGGAAAGCGATGTTGGTTTGTATGTGAAAGTGAAGTTTCCAGATGGCTCGACAACACAAGTGAACTTCAACAAAGCAACGTCAGACGACGAAGTGAAGCGAACATTAAAGTCAATATGGGAGACAAGAAAGCAAATAAAAATCAAGTCGAGGAGCATCAAGAAAGGAGACAGAATCCCAGTCTGACTGTCTCCTACTTTCTCTTTAAGTTAGCTCATGCTGTAGAACTGATTATCCAATTCAGTTAAGAATTAGATGTTTGCCTCAAAGCTAAATTAGAAATTATCTTGAGCAATGCAGAAATAATTTTGCTGTTCTGAGAAGCAGGAGGCTTAACAGCGAACCAGAACACAAAAACAGTTTCGCCTTTTTTATTTATGAATCTAAGTTCGTAATCACCTCCTTTGCGCTTGCATACGAGGAATTCTTTGCCTCGGCAATCTGGGATAATTACGTCGGATTCCACAAGCTTCCCTCTGTGATTTTCCTGTAGACTGCAGAGCCGCTGCATCCTGGATCCAAAAGCTTTGAAGTTATTATCACATCGTCGAAAGCAGCGTAGAAGCTTCCATAATTTACCACTTCGTAAGCGCTGTCGTCTATTATTTCAGCTTGAGCCCAGCAGTTCCTGCTCGATTTTTCGACAGTGTCTCCTATGAAACCTTGAGCATAATGCTTAGGCTGTCCTTCATGATTCAGATACAAGAAGCCTTCTTGCTCAACGTATTTGCCCTTGCAAACCAAGCTTACTTTGTCGCTCCCAGCGAAGCCGTAGCCTATGCACTCATATAAGCTGTCGAAGACTTTGTCTGCATGCTTGAACGTGTAAGGAACATCTATTGAAGCAACAGCGAAGTCGATGTAGTTAGCTTCTTCTGTATGCACTGAAATTCTGCTTTTCCTTTTTAGCTTCTTTAACAACCAGTTCACTGCTTTAACAGTAGAAGTCAACATTGGGCATGAAGATTCAAAGCCTAAAGGCTTAATTCTTTGATGCCATACGTACTCTCCTACTTTGTCTTTATGTGTTCCTCCGTCGTACCTGCCAGGTTGAATAATGTCAAACTCCTCAGGCTTCTCTAAGCTCGGATTGTCGCAGAAGACATGGGCATTCGAAGCAGTGAAAACTTCATTTTTGAAAGGTTTCTTTGTCCCTAGAACAAAATTGCCTAAAGTCCCTGCGGTAATTGCATAATTGCCTATGCTTATTCCTGGCTGCAACGGCCGAAATTTCTTGGTTTTGTCTACAGATAAAGCTTTCAATTCTCCTATGTCTACTACGTCAACTGGGATACCATCTACTTCTGCAGGAATCACTTCGTTGAGCTTAAGCTCTTTAAGAGGGACTTTCTTTGATACATGGACTTGTATGCACCATTCTTCGACCACTTTGCCGTCTTTGATTCGTTTCCTCAATTTCTTTGAGTAGCCTGTTACATTTGGGTATTTCAAAAGCTGTTTAGCTAATTTATCTACATTCATTTATATCACCGTTTGCATAATTCAGCTCCGCATTTTGGGCAGTAATTCCAGCTGCTTTTACATTTAAATCCGCATCTCCAGCAGTAAATCTCCTCTTCGAATGTATACGTAACAGAGTAGTTTTTAAATTCAGGTTCTGCATTGTTAGTTTCAAGGGAAGTGGACATCACTTCATCACCTCCAATTCCTCAAGGATATCGAGTATTTCAAGGATGGCTTCTTCGAAGCTGCATCCTTCAGTTAATATTTTCTTTCTTAGCTCTCTAATTTTTCTTCGAGGCTGCATGGATGTCTATCTCCTTCGATACCCAATAAGCGAATGCAATTAATAAAGCTACTCCTGAAGCTAGTACAGCAACTGATAGTACGTCAAGGTTTTCCTTTACTAATGTAATACCTAAAGTAGCAATGTTGATTCCTAAAATTCCTAGAGTTCCTTTTGACACTTCTTCTAGTATTCGATATTTAGCTGTATTCACATAAGCTAGGAAGCCTAAGCTTCCTTGGAGTATCCAGAGAACTATCATGCAAGCCAGAGCTACCCAGCCACCTTGCAAGCTTAAGACTTCCTGTATGCCGCCGATTTGCCAGAGAGCATGAGCATAATCGTGAACTAAAATACCGACGCAAAGCCAGAAGAGCACCGTGAATACTTTAGCAATTATTTCCTTCAAATTCTCACCTCCTTAAAACTTTACAGCCCTGTCTGATATGTGAACAGCAGGATAAAGGAAGTGAAACACTCTGATTCTGTCCTTGCTGTCTATGAGCATTATGGCTCCGCCTAAATCAGGCTGCATCCTAGTGTACCAGCGCACAGCTCCGTACCAAGGGATGAAGGCTTGCCAGCAAGGAAGCTGAATAAAATGTATTCCTCTCTTGTGTATGTGGCACCATTTATGCCTGTGAGCTCTAATTATAACGTCTATCTTAGTAGGCAAATAGCCTAAAGCTTCAGCTTCCTTGAGAGTCAGCATGTCTCGGCCCATAGCTGTCTCAGGATACATGACTGCTCCAGTGCTTTTATGAGCTACATTGGCTACTCTCTTAGAAGGAACAAGCTTTATATTGGTTACAGCATCGAAGTAGGTTCCATCTAAACGTTCAGCTATTGTCTTGTGTATCTTAATGTTCGTTGCTAAAGATTCATGGTAAGGCGTTCCTCTCCAAACTGCAAGCTTTCTGCCTTTGCAGAGAGGCTCCAAAAGCCTTACAGTAGCGTCTATTTGCTCTTCTATGTCGGTGGTCATCATGTACATTCCGTATTCTTTGGGGTTGTAGCCTGCAGTTGCATCGCCTACCAAGAATATGCTGTCAACTTTGAAGTCCATGCAGGTCTTAACGAAGTCTTTCCAGTAGCTCAAGATTTTCTTTTGCCCAGGATTCATCATAGCTGAAATATTAGACTTGTCGAAAGGGCTTGTATAGTCTTCGGGCCACAATGCAAAGCGGCTTCCAACGTGCAAGTCAGAAATCAAAGCTACAATACGCTTGTATTCATGAGTTAATTTTAGCATTAAAATTCCACCACTTTTCTTAAAGATTCTAAATACTCTTTAAAGTCTTGCTCGTTTTTAAACCTTGTTCGTCTTTTTAAGCCTAATTGCCTCGCTTTATTTTGGATGGCGTGCCAAGTTCTCTTGGGTAAAAGTTCAAGAAGCTTTTCTTTGCTGCTGTACGTGTAGTTTTCCTTCAGGATTTCTATTTCTTCTTGGCTCCAATATCCTGGCCTCCTTAAGCCTAGCTCACTTGCTTTATGCTCTATCGAGTCAGGAGATCTCCGGAGAAGCCGAGCTATTTCCCTTACTTTCTTTTTGCCATATAGTTTTTTGAGAGCTTCTATTTCTTCAGGCAGCCATTTCACTTGCATCACCTATCCTCTTAAGAAGGAAAGCCAGTATTTTTACAGCATGCTTGTTCGGGTCATCTTTGATCGTTATCCTCAGAGTTTCTATTCCTTTGCTTCTTAAATAGTCATCTATGATTTTGTCTCTCTCTGCAGTGTTGCCTATCCTGTGGAATACTCCGTCACACTCTATTCGAGCCTTAAGTTCTTTGCTGCCTAGGAAGAAGTAGAAGTCAAACTTATAGTAGCCTTTGCCTTTCATAGAAGGATACTTGTAGTTGTGGACGTAAGTTAAGCCTAAATCCAAGCATATTTTGTCTATAAGATTCTTCATTTCTTTTTCGAATGTGCTCCATTCTCCGTTCTCATAGTAGCGCTTAGCGCAGCGGCTCGAGAATTCTATGAATGCTTTCTCTTTAGGAGTAGGCTTAGGAGGCTTAACTTTTATAGATCTCAAGAACGCTCTGTAGCCATTCCAATATTTCATTATTATGTCAAACAGCAGAGGGTGTTCTTTCTTAAGAATTTTGTAGTGAGGAGCTTTCTTTCCGTACAATTTCTTAAAGAGCTTCTTTGCTCTCTCTTTCTCTTGCTTTTCTGTAAGCATCCTCGAACCACTTCCTCTCTAAGTTCACCAAATCGTTGAAAGTCCAGCGCTTATAAGGCGTTACAACTTCTTTGATTCCCGCATTTATTAAGATTCTTCTGCAGCGGAAGCACGGCCCTTTGTTTAACCATCCATAAGCTCTCTCGATCTGTTTAGGAGTTGAATCTGCTGCAGCTGCCAAGTAAAGTGTAGCTCCTTTGATTTTAGCTCCTGATCTGGCTGCATTTATTACAGCATTCTCTTCTGCATGGACTGCAATGCAGTAGTCAAAGAAGCCTCTGCTTCCCAAATGCTCCTGTAAGCAATAGTTTAAATCATCACAGTTGAAGCTACCTCGAGCAGAGCCGTTGTATCCTGTAGACAGTATCACTCCGTCATCGTCTACTATTATAGCACCGAATTTTACTTTTAAGCATGTCGAGCGCATAGCCACCATGCTTGCTATCCTCAAGTAGTATTCAGTCTTGCTTATTCTTTCTTTTCTTTCCTCCATTTCCTCTTCCTCCTGTAGCTGAGTGGGCCTGGGAACCTAACTTTCCTGCCGCAGTAAGGGCAGCGGTAGTTTTTAACTTTCTCTTTAGGAATCCACTTAGAGCATTTCGAGCAGTAAGCCATTCCTTCATATTTGCTTTCTCCACGGCTTCCACCTCTCCCTATTCTCTTCAAGCCTAATAAAGAAGCTCGAATTCTGACCGCATGCCAAGAGAATTTTCCTCCTAGAGCGTCAAGGATAACGTCGATGTCGTAAGTAGGGTACAATTTCCTGAGTATTTCATCGTCTTCCTTAGTCCACTTCGCCACATTTAATCCACCTGTTCAAATTCTCTTTAGGCTCTAACTCGCTTATTTCTATCCCTGCTAGCTTAAGCAAAGGAGACATTTTGTTCAGGAACCTGCTTTTTATTTTGTTCCAGTCCACAGCATTCTTTATTTCTTCCGGTATCTCTAAGCTTTCATCTATGGCTATCCATTTACACTCGTATTCCCGAGAGGAATACTTGATAACCATCGTGAATCGCCTAGGAAAGCTTGATAGTTTACCAGGTATTATTGGTAGTCTAATCGGCTTATCTCCAGAAGAGTAATCAGTGCCTAAGTACAAATTGCTGTAGAATGCAGCCTTTACGTTTGCTGGAGCTCGATTGCCATAGCCATACTCAACTATTTTGCCTTTGGCCATCTTGAAGCGCTTGCCTATTTTCTCAGGGAAACCTACTTCTATGAGAGGATAAGCTCTCTTGTCTATGTTCCTGAGTACGCCTTTTACATATTCAAGGATTTCCTCTTTACGTTTCTCTCTAAGAAGCATCGTAATGACTTCTCTTTGAGCAGTACGCTCAAGAACGCTGGAGTCACTCCTTATGGCTTCTAAGCCTTTCCACTCGAAGCCTTCAGTGAAGCCTTCTTTTGAGTCCCACATGTACAAGCCTGCATATCTCTTCTTAGTAAGGACTATGAACTTCTTGTAGATTCTCTGCAAGTCAAGAGCAAATAAATCTCTTTTAGCATTCCATTTCTCCTTAGCTTCCCTGTTTAATTCTGCTGAGATTTCATCTATGAGCTGCTTAAGCTGTTCAATGCCCTCCGAAGAGATAAAGAACATTGAATCTGTGTCTCCATAGAGGACTCTGTATCCTCTGCTATTTAATTTACTGAGAGTCTTCTCACTTCCTATTCTAGCCATGAAAGGTATAGCAGCACATGACTCTCTTTTGTAGAGCCTAAATGCTGAGTAGCTTGTAACCCCAAATGCTGAATTCAGAATCTGCTTTGTTTGGAATGCTTTCCTTTTAGCTATTTTCTCTGCTTCTCTGTCCCCTGCTTTAGCAGCTCTTAGAGCAGCTTCCTCGAAGCGGTCTCTCTGCTTCCAGTAGTATTCTACAAGCTTCACCATTATCCCTTTAGGCTTGCTCTTGAATGCGTATGCTGCTCTCTCATTGTAAGCTACACAATAACCTTTCCTGAGCATCCTCTTAGCGAAATTTCCAGGGTCTTTGTATTCCACTCCTGCAAAAGTCTCAGGGCTTATGTTCATCCCTCTGATTATCATTGGGTACTGCCTCTTGAAGTCTATGCAGACTACATTGTCGTAGATTCCAGGCTCAGGTTCAATAACTAAAGCTCCTCTGAAACCACCGCTCCCCGAGTAGCGACCAGCAGTAGGCAAAGCTGTATTGCTGCACATCCTCAGCAAAGCAGCATCGTAGATTTTGTACTTGAAGAAAGTGTCTTCAAACAAGCAGCCTGCAAAAGCTCTCAAGCTAGCAAAGAAGTTTATGAGGGAGTGCTTGTCTTCGAGCAGCTTAAGTATTAATACGTCAAGGTAATTTCTTAAATAAAGGACAAAGCTTGAGGGTACTTCTTCAGGCAAATACTTCTCAGCTTCTTCAGGTATTAAAGTTACATCTATACTAATTTCATCGTTCCAATACTTAGAAGTAGTGCCTTTCAGAGGAATCTTAGGGACTCCTAATTTCTCATGCTCAGCAATATACTCTAAGCTGTACCTGGCAAGCTCTTTGTTTGTGTACAATTTGAACGCTGAGAGAACATCGAAGAGGACTCTCCCTTTAATCGTTGTCCTAGGATACATGCTCACTTTCCTAAAAGGCTTAGGGCTAAGCAGATTAAGATTCATTCGATGTTTAAGCATCCTGGAGAACCACTTAGCTAAATCTGCTCGATACAAGTTGTGGGCAGCGAGCAAGTCTGGATTCTGCTCTTCAAGATTCTTTTGCACTTCATAAAGAAGCTCCTTTTCACACTTAGCTTTGTAAACTTTATGGGTGTTGGAGAGAGCTTGAAAATCTCTCTCATGCCAGTACACAGTGAATATTTTGTCATCGAAGTTGTCGTACCAAGAGAACAAAACTATAGGCTCATCTCTCCTAGCGTCTACAGATGCAGCTCTGGAGCTTATCCACTCTATGTCAAAGAGCCAGTATCTGAGCACAGGCTCAACATCAGCTGGGTACATATCGCCGTCTTTAACTTCAAAGCCGCTGGTTAAATGGTGCTCTGTAAGGAACCTTATTGGCAAGCCAGAAACCTTAGCTAAGTCAGCTTCGTAAGCTCGAGCTCGGCAGACTTTCCTTAAGTAAGTCAGTATTTCATCTACATTTGAGCATTTACGCACGCTGATTTTTCTGGTAAGCCGATTAGACAGAGTCCTTTTTGTGCTGTACTCAATTTTTTTGGCTCCAAGCTTCCTTAACGCTGCTAAGTCAACTCCTTTAAGAATCCAGTCTTCAACGTAGAAATGTGGATCAACAGAGCAAGCATAGTAGACTTTAGCTTTAGTCTCTATGTCTCTGCCTATTAAAGCCACTCCTGGCCTAGCTGGTTCAGAAGCTCTACCTTTAATAGGATAGTATACAGCATTTATTATTGAGACTTTCACTGGATTCCCCACTCTGATCTGAGCATGTTTTTAGCTGCTTTCTCTATTTCATCTTGGGTTATTCCTTCATCTAAGAGAATGTCATTTAGAGCTGAGAATATTGTAGCGTCCAAGTCTTGGTCCAAGCCTGTTTTTTCAAGGTATATTTGGAAACCCACCAGTATCCATATAGGCAATTTAATTTTCGAATCGCTGGTTAAGTAGTAGTACTTAACGAATGCTTCCATGGGAGTCTGGTTGCCTAAGAAGACTTTCCTTGAGAACTCCCCTAAGTCTTTCTCCTTTAAGTAAGGCTTCTCCGTCCTCAGAATCTCTTTTATCTCCTGGCTTTGCTCAGGGAAGTTCTCTATCAAGCTGCTTAGCAAAGCTTTGCGTTCATCGCTGATTTGCTTAGGTTTTCCTCTTCGGTACCACTCGTTTACTGAGCTGTAAGTGTCTTTGATTTTCTTAAACTCCTTCTCGTTTATTTCAGCTAAGCGAACAAATAAGCTGAATGTTGAGCCGCTAATACCCAATTCTTTAATGAATTTCCTCTTGTGTTTCGATTTCCACTGCCCTTTCTTGTATCCTGACTTCAGAATCATCTTTCCTATTTGCCGATACCTCGTGAAAGTATCCTCTGCTATTTTAGCTAGTATAGGCTTGACGTTGTTTATTAGATTGTCGAGCCATTCTTCCGCGTACCCGAGGTATTCCACTTCACTTTCCTGCTCTTCTACGCCAATTTCTCTTGGCATTTTCTTTTCCACCTCCTTTTATGAATTTTAAATAAACTCTGCCTATCCTGTCCTGCTTAGATGGGATGTAAAAAAGACTTTTTACGCTCCTCACTCAACGGCTTTCACCCCATCAGCTCCTTTAACTCTTCTCGGAATCGGTAAAAGTAGCCTAAAAGGAATCCTACGGTGAAACCAATGAGGAAGCCACATAGGAACTGAATCAATGGCTTTCACCTTCTTTACATACTTTTGTTAGTTCGTAGAATGCATAGAAAGTTTTTCCGCAGTCCAAGCATTCATATTCGACCGTAATTCTCTCTACTCTGTCTTTGATGGTTTGCTCATCTAGATCTGCCAACGTTTTTTCTCCATGACCAAAGATGCAACAGAAACGGTACTCATCAAAGCTCTGTATCTTTTTGCTGTTGCAATACGGACATTTTAATTTGCTCAACGGCTTTCACCTTCCTCTAGACTTTTCTCTTCGAGTAGCTCTCTCAGTCTCTTCATTAAACAAGACTGATGATATATCCCTACAGTATAACGGTGTCCTGCCATGTCTATCAAAATACCAGCTGGAGGGTCGCTCCAATCTGACTTTATTTCCTTTCCACATATACCGCACTTCAACGGTTTTCACCCTACATTTCGCTAAGTGCCCGTAGAAGTCAGCCAGGCTGACTTGTATTTCTCCTTTTTGGGTACACGAAAATCTGGTTTGCTGGTTTGTCCAGAGTGACTACAACTCGGTTAAGCTCGGTTTTTATTTTCATGTAATCCATCCTTGTTTACATAAGTAAAGCTTAAACTTTACATAACTATAATTCATCGATTTTAGCAATGCTTATCACACCTAGATCGGACTTGCCTGCAACATAGCTGCTGAAAACCAAAGTCTTGCCTATCTTCATCGACAAAGGGAGAAGGAGAAAAGGAATGCAATGCTCATCCAAGACTTCAACGTTCACCTTTGTCTTCCACACTTTAAGCTTTCGATTGTCCCATTCGACATCGTAGTACTCGAAGAGATCCATGAGATCAGGGTATATAACTAGATAGCCGTAGACAACATTCACTGCCTTCTCAGGCAGATTCTTAGCCAAGGGTATTCTCTGGCATTCGCACATCCGAACCACAAGCTTTTTCATAAAGAATTATGCATATCAAGCTGTAGACAGCCAGATCTTTGAGAGTGTCAATTATGCTCTCGCTTTTAACTTCAGCTTTCCCTTCTTTAGCAGCCAGCCTGAAGATTCTGCTGGTTTTGTCGCTTATCCTGACTAAACAGCCTTTCCACGCAGGGATGTTGAATCTCTCGCACTCGTAGAAGTTGCTCAAAGGATTGTTTTCTTCAGAGTAGTCAGCATTCTTCCTGTTGTGAAGCTCCCTTATCTCCTCGAGAAGCTCGTGGAATCTGGGGTGCCCAGGCATGCTCTCACTCAGCTGGTATGAAGCCTTTAATCTCCTCTTCTCCCTCTTCTTCGAGCAAGCTCTCTTGAGGCTCAGTGCTCTTGCCTGGGACAGGGAAGAATCCCCAAGCATCAACAGTGACGTCGACAGTGAATTTAGTTCCAGTTTCTTCATCTACTTCTTGGATACCTCTGGTCTTGCCCAGCAAATAGATTTCGCTGTACACGCCAAAGTTCACTTTCAAATGGTCAGGTATATAGAACAATATTGAGTCTTCAGCGCTGTAGCCTGTTTCACTGTCCACTAAAGTAGCTGGTATGCCACGGTAAGTTTCATTCTCAAAATTTATAGAAGCCACTATTCCTTTCAGGAGTATCCAGCGGTCCCAAGCATCTTTGGTTGCTTCATGGAACTTTAGAGCATCTTGTATAGGAGTCAAATTCTCGTCTGCCCACTTCTTGAAAATCTTGTAGACATCCCACTTCTCCTTTATCTCTCTGAAAATCGTCATTGTAGCTTTAGCACTGGAGCTTGATAGCAAATACCCAGAAGCATCAGCTGTTTGGACAGCAGCTGTAAAAGACACTGGAACATGGAACGGCACATCTCCCCAAGCCACTGCAAGCTTGTTGTCTTTGGTCTGGATCCTCGTGAACATGAATTCTTCGTCGTCGGCTTTCTTCGCTAAGAATATCAAGTCTCGACGCCTAAGCTTCAAGTCTGGAGGCAATGGTTTGCCATAGTTCTTGTTCTCTCTGCCGAATATTGTCTTCCTTGTGTCTAGGACTACTATTTCATCTTCTCTTTCTTCAACTAAGCCTTGCTGCTTTGCATACTCCAAGCCGTACCTGTCTACAACATACCTGGCCCATTCTCTCATTCTCTGAGCATCATCAGTTAAGCCTACATCTCCTATCTTGAAGCCTACAAAATTCTCCAGCGGGTACTTTCTCTTTCTCTTAAGAGTCTTGTACTCTCTGTACTTCACCATGAGCATGTTTTTTGCTATAGCGTTTAAGTCTCCTTGGATTCCTCGCTTCTCCAAATCGTTTCTTATCAGTGCATATTCTTCCCTCAATCTTTCCAATTCTAAATTTCTTTCTTTGGCTAGTTTAGCTAGCCATTTTTCTACTTTCTTCAAGATATCACCTCTCACCTTTTATCACTTCTACTAAAATAGGGAGTTTACTCCTAGGGACTACTTTCTTTAAGTCTTCTTCTTTGGCTAAGCACAATTTTTCCAGAGTAGGGAATTTCTCTAGGATTCTCTGAGCAGCTTTAGGCCCTATCCCTGAAATGCACTGGAGCATATACGATCTTATTTCACCAGGCTTCCTGCTTTTCTTTACGAATGGAGGAACGTAGATTCTCTTCTTAGGATTGCTTATTCTGCTGGTTAAATACTTAAGGTAGTACACAGTCTCATTCTCATCTTTAGTGAACAACAAACGGATTTTCCTCCAGTGAAGCAATATAGTCGATATACCTGCTCTGCAAACTGAAGCTGCTTCTCTGAGCCTGCCACTGTACTCCAAATTTTCTATGAGGACAATAGGCTTCTGATAGCATTCGCAAAGCTTATTCAATTGCTCCCACAAGCGACCGCTTATCAAGTCAGAGTAGAAGCCTGCTCCAGTCTTTCTTTCTATGGCTACTCCATCAGCTAATAAGTAGTCTCCTGCAGGCAAGTAAAGAACTTGCACATCAAATGTTTTGCACAGCTTCTCGTATATTGTCTTAGAGAGGTTGGCCTCTCTGCTGTCAATTATAATGCTCATGCAATCCCTCAGAAGATTTTGAAGCGCTTCTTTTTCTTCCTTAACTTCTTCTTCTCTTCTTTAGATAAGCGGTTCCACTGCTGAACGCTCATGCTCCAGCCGCAGTTCATGCACTGCAGCATAGAAATGTGAGCTCCTGGAGCTATTATAACAGCTTTTACCCCGCACACAGGGCATTCCCAAGCTGTCTGCTCAGTTTTCTTCTTTTCAGACTTGCTCATATTTTTACCCTCTTATCTTTGCATTGCATTTCTTTCCGTCAGCACCGCAGAAGCCATTCTTTACCCAATTGCAAGGCAAGTACAAAAGAAATTTTCCATGCCTGCATTCCACTCGGAATCTTCTTTTGGTTTTACTCATTTTCATCAGCTTCCAAAGTTTTGATTCTCCTGGATCTACGGAATTCTTCGAGCCATGACTCTGCAAGCTTTATAGCTTCATCGCTAGGGTAGTCAGCTCCTAATTCTCCTGAAGCTTTAGCGACTTCATAGCAGAAATCTAAATTGTACTTATCAGCGAAGCCTAGTTTTATAATTTCATCGTGGATCTGAATTAGCCTCTTCGTGTTCCTGTGGTAATCGCTCATATCAGCACCTACTTTATCTCTTTCTTCTTTACGTCTTCTATGCCTTTCTCTGTTATTCTGAAGTAGCATTCACCGCTAGGAATTTCGCTGCTGTCGAAGAGTATGGCTTTCCAAACATCTTTCTCTACTTTGACTAAGCTTAGCCAAGTACCCAAAGTATGCCTTAGTATGTGTCCTCCCCAGACCATGTAATTTGTACCGAATTGTATGCGTACATCTTTGCTGCTCATCATCCCTCTCGCTTCCATAGGAGATACAGGACACTCGATTACTTGGCAAGTGCACAAGAGCAGAGCGTTCCACTCTTTAGCTAAGTCTTCTAAGTAAGACAAGTGCCTGCCTAGCTCTTGCTTCCTATCTGGTAATAATTCTCTCCCTGTGTACTTCCTCTGGAACAAAGCAGTGAAGCTGTCCACAATGATTATTCCTACATCCATACCTTTAGCTTCAGCTATCTCATAGACTTTTTCGTATTGGTAAAACTGCATTCCTACATCTCTTATCCGCCTAGCTGGAACCACCAAGACTTTAGAAGGATCGTACTTGTATCCTCTAGCTGCAGCTATCTGCCTCAATCTAGGATTACTGAATGTGTTAAGTTCTGTTTCTATGAATACACCATCTCTGCCGTATTTACAAGTGACTTGTACAAGCATATGGTTGCATATCTGAGTTTTACCTGTAGCTTGAGGGCCTGCTAAGCCAGCAGTAGATGAACTCTTGAAACCTCCTCCTAAGAGCTCATCTAAAGCATTCACATCAGTCTTGTAAAGCATTATCTCTTTGTCTAATATTTCTTGGTACTGGTTAGCAGTCAACGGCGGCTTGACTAAGCCTTGGAAAGTTTCTCTGGCTCCATTGATGACTAGTTTAGCTTCTCTCAAGCTGCAGCCTAAGATCCTGCTTATTTCAGCTGGGTTTGCTGTAGACAATCTTTTAACGTTGAATCCTGCTTTCATAAGAGCGTTTGCTGCTTTCTCCCCTATCTTAGGTACCTTCTTTAAGTCTTCTATAACTTTACGGCTTGACATTTCTTAACCTCCTAAATAAAGGACAATTTTCTACTCCATACAAGCATGCATCACACTCCAGAACTTTGGGTGTTAAACTAGAGAAAGACTTCTCTTGTACGGCTTTCCGAAGTCTTTGGTAGCGGTCCTCAAGGATCCTTTTGAATTCATCGAGCTGTTTCTTCTTGAATGCTACATCCCAGACAAGCAATGTCTTGTTCAGTATATCTAAAGTTACAAGGTAGCCTGAGTTTTCTTCTCTGAAAGCCAACACCGCTGCTAGCTGCTCAATATAGCTCATAGGTATGTGCTCTTTCGTGTACATGCTCATAGTAGTGGTTTTTATCTCTGTAACCTTATCCCACATAATGTCTACTCTGGCTATCAAGTTAGGCATAAGCTCTTCTTTAACTTCTATTTTAGGAAATGCATTTTGTATTAGTACATGTAGTGTTTGGCCCACCAAGAATGTTGCTATAGCTTTGTTAGGCAATTTCCTTATAGAAACATTAGTCATTCTGTTGTAAGCTTTCAGAGGGCAGTAAATCAAGTCGCTTCGCTCGTAGTTGTCTTTAGTGAAGAGCATATAGTATTTCCATAATTTCCTGCACAGTTCATCTGTTTTCTTGTAGTTTATTCTTATTCTTGGCTTTAACATTCTCATAGCACTCCGGGCATATGTCTCTAATCCCTAAGAAGTATTTGCCGCATACTTTGCACTTTCTCACTATCCCTTTCTTTTTAAAGCGTTTCATAGCGATTCCTCAATTATTCTTCAAGCAATTTTGCTACTAGCATAGCAGAAAGAGAGCAAGCATCCATAGCATTATGTAATTGTTGAGTTTTTGTTTTACTTCGCTTTATTTCTTCTATTTCGTGCCGTAGATGAGCATAAATTTCGCCAAAGCTTTTGTTTCTCCAATCATCTTTTTTCTTTGCTTCTTGCTCAATATAAGATCCTAGTGAAATCATCATAGCATTTAATAATCTATGTCTAGAATTTGTCATTTGATTATCTTCTATTTTTGAAATTTTCATTTTGCTCAAAGCTATTCACCTAAACCGTCTTGAACGGTCTTCTCTTGACTTGCTTCTGGATGTACTCTGCAAACTTTATGTCTCTATCGAAGAAGTATCCAGCTTCTCTAAGCAATTTAGCTAAGTCTTGCTTTCTCAATATTATAGACATTAGAATCAGTGATGGCCTCGCTACTGTCCTTCCTGGGCTGATCAATATTACGTTAAATTTCTTCTTTAGCCAATTCCTAATCTTTGATATTGCTTCTTGAGCTCTCTTTAATCTTCTTAAGTAGCGTCTGTAGTAGACTGCATCTGGGCCGTAAGCATCTTTGAAAGCTTTGAATTCTGCAGTTAATAACCTCTCTTTCTCTGTTTCTCCCCAAGAGCGCATACCAGATGCTATTCTTATATTTTTCTCTCTTAATTCTTCGAAGCGCTTCCTCATGGAGTTTGGTGGAGCCAAACATGGAGCATAAAGATCAAACTTGCTTCTCTTGACTATCCGAGGCGGCCCGACCCAGACTAATTTGTACAAGCCTTTCGTGTACTCTCTCCGTCTAATCCAGTCGTTGAGCAGTTCAAGCTTGGATTCTATAAGCACTACAGCCATCTCCTCAAGCCTTTCTTAGAAGCTCCCTTCTTGTATTCACTTCTTAGCAAAGCAGCAAATGAGCTTATGTACCTGTCAATACCAAAGCCTTTCCTTAGAATGTATCCTGGATGGAACACTCGGTGGCACTTATAATCTTTGTAAAGCTTGTTCCTCATTACAAAATCCCAAGGGAGCTTGCCTACAGCTATTATGCTAAACGGATTAATTAATTTAATCTCGCGTAGACAGTAGACTTCGCAGTTTCTTATCTGCTGCTTCGTAGGAGCATCAGATCCTCTAGGGCAGCACTTAACTAAGTTTGTTGTGTAGACATGCTCAAAGCTTAACCCTGCAGCTTTCAATACTGCTTCGTAAATTTTCCCTGTCCTGCTTAAGGGCTCAAAGACAAATCCTGTAGTTCCACATCCTAGCCATCCCGGCGCTTGAGCTATTAAGACAACAGGGCTGTCCGGATTTCCGTAGCCGAATGTAGGCTCACTATACAAGTACATTTCCCTGCTCTTGACTAATTCAGGGCATTTCCTGCATTGCTTAACTTTCTCCAAGAGCTCTCTTAATGGCGGAGGGAATTTGCTCCAGTTCTTCTCTAAGCGCTCTTTTTGCTTAGCTGCATAGTCTAATGGTATATGGTCAGGTATTAGCTTGTTACTCAATTTTGTTTTGCTACTCATTTTTGTTTAACCCTATAAGCTTTAAGTAGTCTAGCCAGTAATCACCATCAGATTCAAGGAATTCTTTAAGTTCATCTTCTCTGAGATACCTGTTCTTGGGCCACTCTTTAACTTGGGAGAGGATCTTGAAAATTCTCCCATGCTTTTCACCTACAATGTAAGTTCCTTTCCTCTCCTTGTAGAAGCCTTCAGCAGCATTTATAGTCTTTAATGCTCGTCTCCATTGATTCTCGTAAGCATGGAAGTTAGCTACAAAGAGAGTCTGAGCTCCCATAGGCACACCTAAAGCTAAAGACATTTGCTCAAAGAACATGCTCTGAGAGAACAAATCAAATGGCAAGCCATAGAGAATATCACAAGATCTCATGAATGTAGTCATGTATAACTTATTCCACTGAATTTGAAAGTGGTAGCAAATAGTGCATGGAGTATCGGCTCTCAAAACATCTACAGGCCTTCTAATAACCATTGTTCCTTGGCGGCTAGTAGGGTTTTCCTTTAGTTTAACTGCTATAGTTGACCATTGATCCAGCTGGTTAGCTTCAAAGTCAGCTGGGTAAGGCTCTGTCCCTTGAATTCTAGCTCCGTATGAATAAATCAAAATACCGTTATATTTCTCGATCCACTTCTGGTAGAATTTAATCATGTTGTAGCAGAATCCAGGATTTAAACCCAGTAAGTAATCTAAAGTTTCTAAGAGATTCCCTCTCCTAAGCATTGTATGCCAGCGAAATCCTGGTTTTTTCACTTGGAACACTACGTTCAAAAGCTCTGCCATCATCACTTTCTCTGCTTTCTGCATGCACCAATCTCCAACAACACGTTCTTCAGGAGTAGCAAATGTAAACAGTGTATCGGCAGCTCTCTTGATAACGTCTAATTGGCTTACTCCCTCGATTATTTTAGACATTTAATCACTTCTTTCTTAAAACCCAGAGGATATTTCTAGATTCACTTGGATGTAATGGAGCAAACATAACGCTAAGTATTGAGCTATTATAGTATTCATAGAGCTTTCTGTAGACTTCATATTCACATTTACTCAGAATCTGCTTGGCTTGCTTAGGCCGACCTAAGCTCATGAAAGTACCGAATTTCTTTTCTATTTTTAATGCGTGCTTTTGAAATATTGTCTCTAATTCTCCCTCAGTGTATTCATAAATATGGTTCTTAGCTTTATGTTTTCCATCGAAGTTAGGAGTGCTTAGAAGTATGACTCCTTCTGGTTTAACAGCATATTTCATCTGTTCAAGAACATTAGTTAAGTATTCAGGCTTGTCCCAGTAAGACTCGAAATGTTCAATGACTTCGAAGCAGCATACTACGTCGAAATATTCATGGAAGCCAGTAGCGAATAAACTTTTTCTTATGTCTGCTTGTATAATGTCAAATCTAAAGTTTACTTTAGCAGCTAAATCTTGTAGTTTTTGCACAAAGCTATCCTTGATTTCTACTGCTACGTAATGCTCAGGCTTTAACATATTACGGTATAAAGTTTCTGCTAAGGCACCAACTCCTGCTCCTACATCTAAAATTTTCATTCCTCTCTTGATTAAGCGACCGACAAAGTAAAAACGGAACAAGTGAGCAAGGTAGTCTCGATGAATTCGTTTGCGCTTTTCACAGAGCTGGTACGGATCACAAAGAGTTAAATTCAGCTTTCCTCCGTACTTTGTTATATACCTTGTCTCCTCCATCACCACTTCAGCTCCTCAAGAGCATTAGAAGCACTGTAAATATCCCAATATATCTGCTTCTCTTGTTTCCAACCTATGGGAATACGATAATATGAAAGCTCAATTATATGCTTCTCAGGTAATTTCTCAGCTATCTCTATAGCTATTTTAAGCAGTCCTTCTTTAACTTCATTAGGCAAAGTTTTCAGTTTCTCCTCTATTGCATCAACTTCACTAATATGATAGCTAAACGAGAAATCTACTTCTCCGTCTCTGGTTACTTTTCTAACCATAACAGGGCCAATAGCTATCTCTATTATTATTGAATTCTCCTCTCTTATAGCAGCGCCAGCAAAAACTGCATCATCAGGATCTATAAGCTTGCAAACCATAGGTTGAATGCCTAAAGCAAGCAATATTGAGCAGAAACCTTTAGCTTCGTTCCCCAGAATATAATAAGCATGAGGAGGCCAATGAGGCTCTACGTAAGAGAAGTTCTTAGACAGGATTTTCATTATCGAATGCTTTGCGAATGCAGGGAAGTCTTTCTTAGGTATACTTCTTATGCTGTACTCAGCTCCAGGCTCAAGCTTGTTTATGTCATGGTAGTTTTCTAAGAATAAATACTCTGGGCAATTCAAGTCTAACTCTTTAAGTTTCTCAATTGCTTTCCTGCTTCCCATCCTTAGCAGCCTCAGCTAATTTTATTCCTTCTCTTAGGCCATTTAAGTAGGCTTCAGTTATTCTGGCTAACTCCCCTTGGCGCTGGCCGAACACAAGCCACGGAGACGGATACTCTATCCCTTTGTCTAACTCATTTATTTGCCTGCTTACTTTGAGGCTTAACGTCATAGCTTCCAGGAGCCTCTCCATATTGGCACCGCTTAACTTGCCCTCGAAGCCTAATTCAATAAGCTTATTAAGATTCTCTAGAATTCGTCTCTCTTGCTCTACATGGGCTTTGTATTTGTCTCCAAGAGTAGCTCTATGGCATTCAGCGCAGAGCAATTCCAAATTGTCTATAGAATTGTTGTGAGGATTACCGTCTTTGTGGTGCCTATGAAAACCATACGCTAGTGTACCGCCACACTTAGTGCATACACCGTCTTGAGCTATATAGACTAAGTCTACTTTCCACTGAGGAAAATCTCTGCGCTCTCCTTTACTCGATTTCTGCAACTACATACTCACCTTTCATAGCATTTGTAATGGCTTCTATATCAGGGTTGATTTTGCTTCCGTAATCGCTTATCACTTTGCGTCCGCACATAGGGCATTCATAGATGTCTCCCCTAAGCAAGTACAGCACGTCGTCAGGCACATATTCTAAACCGCAGCCTTGCTTGACCACTATTACGCTTATTCCAGTCTTTACTTTTTTCATTACGGCTCTACAGTCTAAACAAGTGGGTGCAAACATTCCTATCCCTCCTTTTCTTGAACATATTTCACATCTGTACAGTTTCATAAACAGCTGTTTTGATTTTCTTCTTCTTGATCCACATTTCGAAGGCTTCGCATGCTGCTTTGCTTAAGTCTCCTTTTTTACCTCCTAATACTCGGTTTATTGTATTCCTGAAGTCTTCAAGTAAATCATTTGGTACAACAATCAAAACAGCTGTTTTTCCTTTGCCAGGCATGCTGATCACCCTTTGTATATTTACATATACATTAGTATTAAACTTATATATAAATATATTCTAAGACATTCAGTGCAAAGTTTATTAAAGAAAGATCCATAATGATATTAGACAAAGAAAAGGAGCTGGGAAAATGAAAACTGTAAATGAAAAATTAGGCCCTTGGAAAGCTCGCTGGACAAGGTACAACTGGGGCAAAGCTTCTAAAGAAGTTTATAATGCTCTGAGGAACGGTGCATCAATAAACAAAATAATTGAACGATTCGGAATAAAGCCAGACATAAGCGTACATGAAGGAAACGTAGCTTTAAATGAAGGATTAGAAGAGCTAATTGACATAATCTGCGGCTTAGGCTCGCCGACTTTATGGGATAATACAAATGCACGTTTGGGAGTCGGAGACTCAAGTTCAGCAGAAGACGCTTCACAAACAGGGCTTCTAGGAACAAATAAAGCATACAAAGCCATGGACACAGGATATCCTCAGAAAAGCAATCAAACTGCAATATGGAGAGCAACATTCGGTGGAGACGATGCTAATTTCTCCTGGCAGGAATTTACAGTTGTCAATGCATCCGATGACACAGGGAAAAACTTGAACCGCAAAGTTGCTGACAAAGGAACCAAAGCCTCCGGTGAAACTTGGACGCTTGAACTGCAAATAACATTCAGCTAATTCTCACTGGAGCTTCAGATATGTCAACTAACAGACTTAGATTACAAAAGGTTAAAGGGAAAAAAGCCTACCGTTTTTTTACTCACAGCAATGATGAAGTCTGCATAGGTGATCCAACAGAAACTATACAATTCAAGCCTCAATGCTTACTTAAACGCTGGCTTGGAGAATGCTACATCAAACTTCCTATAGGAACAACAGCTAAACAGTTAAAGTTTGACGAAGAAAACAACTATATAGTCTGGGAAGGCGACTGGTTCACAGTTAAAGTTTATCCAGTAGACAAAAAGGAAAGAAAAGTGAGAATCGGCAATAAAGAACATGTTTTTATTCAGAATGAGCTTGGCGGGTTAGAGTTTGAAGCTATATTAAAAGAGAAACCGCCGACTAACTCTTTCAATTTTAGGATAGAGACGAAGGGATTAAAGTTTTATTATCAACCGCCGTTGACTGAAGAATTGAATTCAGATGAATATGATGAAGTTACTGAAACTTATGCTGTTAAAGATGGAGTAGTTGTTGTTTTCCGTCCGCCTGAAGTCGTTGGCTCCTACGCTGTTTATCACGCTACAAAAGGCAACATGCATAGAAACAAAGCTGACGCTGAAAAGTATAGGACTGGAAAGGCATTCCACATTTACCGTCCAAAAGCAACTGATTCTGCTGGAAACACAACTTGGTGCGACTTGCATGTTGATGAAGCTAAAGGCTTGTTGACGGTTACAATTCCACAGGAGTTTTTGGAAAAAGCTGTTTATCCTGTTACGATAGACCCAACGTTTGGATACGAAACAATAGGAGCCTCAGAAGTCACTGGTGGACCTGATACTATTTATGGTTCTTGGTATACATGCCCCGAACAAGGAACTGCAGATTCAATTTCAATTTACTGCCACAGAGATGCCGCAGACCCAATTAAATGTGCTTTATACAAAAAGAGTGATAATTCTTTAGTAGCGGGAACGGAGGAAATAAACGCTTCGACGACACACCAGTGGAATACCCTCAACTTCCCGACTCCGAAACCTTCTCTGGAAAATGTGGATTATTGGCTGTGTATATGGGGAAAATACATTCCAACTAGCTCGAATTGTCTTTTTTTGCGTTATGACACCGACACCGAAGATGATAAGATGGGCATACAACCCTCGGTTACTTATAATTCTTGGCCAGACCCGTGGAATCCCGCAGTTTTTTACGCATATAAAATGAGTATTTACTGCACTTACACAGCTGAAGCCGGGGCAATCGAGGTTACAGTCACCGATTCAGTTTCTCTTTCCGACTCTGCTCTCCGCCATAAAACCTTGACTATAAACGACTCAATAGGCGCATCTGACCAAGCTCTCGGACATAAAACATTCACAATTACAGATGTAATCAATGCGATTGATTCTATGCTTAGAGACAAAACTCTTGGAATTGCAGATGCTATACAATTACTTGACCAGATACTGCGAAACAAATCCTTAATCATTTCAGACCAAATGAGTGTTTCAGATCAGATTTTGCGCAACAAGATATTTGATCTAACAGATTCAATAAACCTTTCAGATTTCGTTCTTAGCGACAAAATCCTTAAAGTTCCAGATTTAATTCAGCTTGTTGAGCAAATCTTAAGAAACAAGCCCGTAACGATCTCAGACTTGATAAGCCTTTCAGAGCAGCTGTTTCGGGATAAATCATTTTCAATAACCGATTTAATAAATGCTTCAGATTCAATCTTTACACACAAAGTATTCAGTGTAACCGATACAATGCAATTATTAGACGAAATCTTATGTGATAAATCATTTGTTATTCCTGATACAATATTGTTAAGCGACCTCATAAATGTAATCAAACAGATTTTTAAAACAGTAACCGACAGCATTGAATTAACAGACCAAGCTATCATTGACAAAAACCTTACAATTTCAGACTTAATTCAAATAAGTGCAGAACAAGTTTTACGAGACAAATCATTGACAGTCACCGACTCAATTTCAATTTCAGATGCAATAACTGTGCTAAAGGGAATACTTAAAACTGTAATAGACAACATTGGGCTTTCCGATGAAATTTTGACGTACAAAATGTTGACAATTCCTGATGTAATACAATTAACTGGGCAAATCATCAGAGGCAAAAGCTTCGCAGTCTCAGATGGCATTTCCCTCTCCGATTTAGTTAACGTAATTAAAACAATACTCAAAATTGTTTCTGACAACATTTCACTTAGTGATTCAGTTCTTAGGCATAAAAAAGTTTTTGCTATATTAGATAGTATCTCCTTACTAGAAGAAATTTTAAGACATAAAAACTTCTTAATTCAGGATTCTGTAACGTTGAGCGAAGCAGTTTTAAGAAATAAAATCTTCAAAGTTCAAGATCAAATATCATTACTGGAATCTGTAATAGCCAGCAAGCTTTTCATAATAGCAGATCAAATAGGCTTAACTGACACTGTACAAATAATCCAGATAGTAAAGGTTGTACGTGATGCTCTGAAATTATCTGAACAAATTCTCGCCCACAAAGAATTAGTAGTCAAAGATCAAATACAGCTTCTAGATGTCATAACGTTAATAAGCTTAATAGCTAAAATTCTCAAACTAATTCTGACTGAATTTTTGCCTGTCAAGATAGCTACTCAAGAATTTAAGCCTGTTGCTATTTCAACAGAGGAGGTAATCGAATGAGTGAGGAAAAACAAGTATGGCACAAGGGAGAAACATACGGTAGAAGAATAACTATAGAAGACGACAGCGGAAACAAAGTTGACCCTGTCAGCTTGACTATCACAATCAAAAAACCCAATGGGGAAACAGAAACTACTCTGAGCTTAAGTGATTTAGTAAAAGAAGAGACTGGAGTTTACAAAATGAAGTGGAAAATACCTGAAGATGCTGCATCTGGCTTATGGACATTCACTGTGAAAGCCACATTGAGCACAGGAGAAACAGGCATAGAAGAATTCTATTTGGCACTTTAAGCATACTCAATACGTCTGAAAAGCATATTGTATGCTTACTTTGAAAGCCAATCAAACTTCTTGTACTTTCTAAGAGAATCCACTATGAAATCTACATCGCTCCGTCTCTCAGCTATTCTGGCTATTCCTATGCAGACTCTGACATCGCGTGTAAACTCAGATACTCGGTTGACTATATAACTAGCTAAACTGGCTTTGACTCCTTCTCTGTTAATCAACACTTTAGTTCCAACTTCTTTGAATTCAATTAGACTGTATGGCTTAAAGTAGAATTTCAAGTAGAAGCGTGATTTAAGCTCTGCAGGTATAGCATCGTCGTAATTACAAGCAGCAAACACTTTTGTATTCAGAACCACTTCGATTTCCTTCCTGTACTTAACGTCTTTGACCAAGCCTGTTTCCATAAGGGAGAGTAACACAGTCATTTCTCTCCTAGGCATTTTGTCTAATTCATCTATAAGCAAATATTTAGGCTTGTACCTGCTCAGAATCCAAGCTAAACCTGCTTTAGTAGTCTTGCCTCCTAAAAGGAAATAGGAGGAGGGAAGGCGTTGTATCTCAGAGAGGAACAATGACTTAGCTGAAGCAGGCACTCCAGCTAATAGTGCATGGACAGGCTTCTTGCTCTTCAAAGTTTTTAATAGAATTTTCTTAACATCTTCATAGCCTACTATAACATCGAAGAGATCTTTAGGAAACCTCGTTGATTGTCTACGCTGTTTTTTATACCACGGCATAGCCATCCTCTAAGTGTCGTTTACTTCTGGATAAACGTAGAGGATGATTTCGGAGTAGTCTCCGTCCAACACTTCTTTTAAGCTTTCAAGGAATTTCCGAGCAATGTTCTCAGCAAACAATACATTTGGGCAAGGTAGCCATTTAATCAGAATTCGATTGTAACGTTTCTCAATCACTATTGGAACACCATCAATCATAATCATCTCCATGCTATTGAATTAACGCAGTAAGTTTCCCTCGTATTTTCTAAGATGAGAATACCAGGTTCGAGGCTTAACATACACCACTAAGATAGGTTTGTTCAGAGCATAAGCTGCTCCTATGTCAAATATTGTGCCGTAGCTGGCACCGTCCCAGATCACATGGATTTCATCAGCATTCCTTATAGCATCGACATTCCTTTTGTATACTTCTTCAGCTGGCAAATTCTGAGGAGTATCTCTTCCAGGAACATATGTCTCACAGCCTTCAGCTTCCAAAGCTACAGCATATTTAATGGCTTTATTTGTCAAGCCTAAAGAATGAGCTATAAAAATTTTCATGCTATCCCTCCTCTGCTTAACTATCCCATATCTCTGTTTTGCCATCATAGTAGCGAGTGAAATGGCAATTACAGTCTAAGCACTCGAAGAATTCTCCGTCGAAATTCTCTCCTAACTTGTAGACTTCAGTGCTCCCACATTTAGGACATTTTGTCATAATATCACCGATTAACATCACTTAATTTGGTATAAACTGCATTTATGAAATCCTTGGTTAACTTGTATTTTCTTAATTTCTCTTTGGTTGGCACCGGGTCTACGATGTTAAGCGATGTCAAATGCTCCAGTTCACTATGTGCTGCATCAATTTTCACATTAGCCAACCATGCTACCAAACTACTGGTTATAGGCAAGCCCACTCTAGCAATAGCTAAGACTGTACAAATATACTTCTTTAGGCCAGCTTTAACAGGATATTTTGTATATGTTCTTATGTATTGCTTTAAATGATAGTACAAATCTCCGCGTTCCCATCGGTCTGTCATAGATTTATATTCTTGTTTTAACTTTAATCCTAAAGACATTTCAATTCCTCCAAATTTATACTACTTGCCACTTCATTCCCCCAAACATCCCAACCTGCTCGTTGTTTCCGAGCAAATAACTCCAGATATGGTGGGTACGAATTGGCTTCTATTATTTCGTACATTTTGTCAGGTTTAGCTGAATGCAAATCTGGGCGGACAGCATCGTAAATATTCCTTGTATTCTTGGTTCTGGTAGGCAAATTCCCTTTTACACCGAATAAGCATATTTCTACTGATGCTCGGAAGTAATGACCCATACCGAACCATAACTTCCCATGCTTGGTCAGCTTTCTCCAAACGATAAGAGTTTTGTACTGAAACCCCCAAGATTCCATTACTTCTAAACCTTCCTTGAGATGAGTATGTACGCACCAAAGATACAAATGAGCCTTGTCAGCTGTAAGCTTCTTTACTGGTAACTTCTTGATTTCTTCGATTGTCATTTCTGGATATGGCTTTCTCCTTGTGGGATCTAGTTTGTCTCTGAAACACCAAGGTGGATCAGCATAAATAGTTCTATATAATTTCATTATGACCACGGATCCAGATCCGGATTAGGTATTAATTCCCAAGACTTGCTGAATTGGTTTGCATACTGGTCAGGGAACCAAGTCTGCTTAGCTGATGCTTTGAGCAATTTCAAAGCTTCTATGAATTTGCTCTCTTTTACTAAATCATCGATTTGCTTGGCTGCTTCGGGAGTTACTTCAACTAGGAATATAACAGCATGCCTGTGCCTGTTA